ATCGCTGATGGTGACTGTAACCGTACCGTCTGGTGTTTCCGTGTTACCCCACGTACCGACTTTTTTCGGGAAGGCTTTTGATACAGCTTTAACGAAATCCCCTCTGACCTGGGTCGCCTCCAGCATGCCCTTAATCGTACAGTTCTGGTTAATCGTGACATTGTTGAGCGTTCCTGAGTTCGCATTCACACTGCCACTGATATCCGCATTTTTAGCGGTCAGCTTTCCGTCTGATGTCAGGGAAAATACCGGAGGACTGCCACCGCTGGTAATGGTGGGTGCCGTCAGGCGTTTCAGGAACACGTCGTTCATGAATATCTGGTTGCCCTGCGCCACAAACATCGGCGTTTCATTCCCGTTTGCCGGGTCAATAAACGCGATACGGTTAGCGGCAACCAGAAACTGACTCAGTTTGCCTTCCTCCGTGTCCTCCATACTGAGGCCAATACCCGCGACATAATGTTTGCCGTCTTCGGTCTGCTCAATTTTGACGCCCCACATGGCATTCCATTTATCGTTGGCGTCTTTCCACTCTTTCGAAAACTCCTCCAGTCTGCTGGCGTTATCCTCCGTCAGCTCGACTTTTTCCAGCAGCTTCTTGCCAAGATGGGATTCGGTTATCTGGCCTTTGAAAAAATCCAGGTAACCTTCCGCATCATCGCTCGCCCGACCGACGGCCTCCACAAATGCCGATTTGCCGACGGTGTTCACACTGCGGATATAAAAGTAATAATCATGGCCCGGTTTGATATTGATACTGGCGGCTATCCAGTACAGCGCCGTACCAAGATAGCGGGCTGTGGTTTCAACCTGCCTGATATCCGCAATCCGCTTTTCCGAGAACCAGAACTCAAACTGTACCGTCGGGTCATAAACGGCAAGATGCGGCGTGGCGGTTATCTGAAAATAGCCCGGCGTCAGCTCAATCCTCGACGGTGCTGCCGGTGCGGCAATCCGGAACGATACCGACGCCGGATCGCCCTGCTGCCCCCACGCATTTACCGCCCGGACTGTCAGCCTGTAGTTCCCCAGCGCCAGTTGCGTGAAGCGGTATGTGGTTTCCGTCGTCCGGGCCGTGCTGACCAGCCGCTCACTGCCGTCATCCGCTGTTACGGTCAGACGGAGCAGGAAGCTCACGCCCTTCACCACCTTCGGCGTGTCCCAGCGCGCCAGCACCTGATATTCCCCGCTGCCTGCGGTGACTTCGGCGGTCAGGTGCTGCACCGCTGGCGGCGTGACACCATTCACCGTGCCGCTCTGGTCGCCGTCAAAGTGCGCCCCGTTATCCACGATGGCTTCTTTTTCCGGTACATGCTGCACGGCAGTGATGGCATACGTGCCGTCATCGTTCTCACGGATACTCACACAGCGGAACAGGCGCTGGCGCAGCGTCGGCAGCTTAAGCCCCCACACGCTGTATTCAGCAACACCGTCAGGAACCCGGCTAACTTTTACCTTCACGCCGTCGGTGACGGACTGGACCTCCACGCTGACCGGATTGCCACTTCCGTCAACCAGGCTTATTAGCGTGGTACCGGAGGATGGCAGCGTGATTTCACGGTCGAGCGTCAGCGTCCGGGTCTGGCTGTTCACAGCTAGCACGCGCCCGCCGATGCTGATCCCCGCATAGTCATCATCGCAGATTTCAATAACATCACCCGGCACATGGCGAAGCCCTTCGGCACCCACGCTGAAATCCACGGTCTGCGTCTCCAGCAGCTCCGTTTTAATCAGCCACAGCCCGGCGCGGTGTGCCTGCCCCCGTCTGGTACAGCCAAAGGCATCCATCTTCGTAACATTACGACCGTAACGGGCAATGGCCTGCGTATCTTCAACAAGCTCTGTCGCCGTCTCCCAGCCGTTGTTCGGGTCAATCCAGTTCACCTCAACGGCATTATGGCGGTCCTTCAGGGCGCTGAAGCTGTAGCGGAACGGCGCGCCATCATCCGGCATCACCACATTACTGCGGTTATAGGTCCACACCTTATCTGATGGTCGGTCCTGCACGAACGTCAGCGTCTGCCCGTTCCATACCGGCATACAGCGCATCGCCGAGCAGAAATCACTGAGCACATCCCACGCCTTGCGCTGTGTGGTCAGGTACGCATTACAGGTGATGCGCGGCTCCGTGCCGCCAAAGCCGTCCGGCACTGACTGGTCGCAGTACTGGCCGATGACATACAGCGCCCATTTGTCCACATCCGCCGCACCAAGACGTTTCCCCATGCCGTAGCGTGGATGGGTCAGCATATCCCACAGACACCAGGCCATGTTGTTGCTGTATGCCGGTTTAAACGTTCCGTCCCAGATACCGCTGTATTGCCGCGTCTGCGGGTTATAATTCGACGGCACCTGCAGAATACGCCCGCGCAGATGATAATTACGGCTCACCTGCTGGCTGCCGAACTGCTCCGAGTCCACCTGCACGCCGATCAGTGCCGTGTTCGGGTAGCACTGTTTCACATCGATAATTTCGGTGTATGACGACCAGAGCGTTTTGTTCTGCAGCTGGTCTGTGGTGCTGTCCGGCGTCATCCTGCGCATCCGGATACTGAACGGGCGCGGCGGCAGGTTATCCACCACCACCGAGGCCAGATACTGTGAAGTGGTTTTACCCTTAATGGTGATGTCTTTTTCCGTCACCCAGCCACCGTTACGTTGTATCTGAACCAGCAGGCGGACTTCCGACGGATTCCGGTCACCCTTTGAGGTGGTTTCCACCAGTGCCTGCACGCCGAAAGTAAAACGCAGACGGTCAATGTTTGCCGACGTGATGGTCCGGGTGATCGGCGTGTCATATTTCACTTCTGTACCGAGCACCGTCTCGGAGCCGGAGGATTCAAATCCCTCCGGCGGTGTCTGCTCCTGCTCACCGGCCCGGAACACCACCGTGACGCCGGATATATTGGTATTCCCCTCACTGTCCAGCACTGGCGTACTGTTCAGCAGCACGCTTTTTAATCCATCCACCGGACCTTCAACCGGCCCTTCGCTGATGGCATCGATCACACTCAGCAACTGCGTGGACTTCAGGTTGTCCTTCGCTTCGCGCGGAGTGTGCCCCTTACTGCTGCTTTTACCCATTCCTCACGCTCCATAAACGACAAAACCGCCCGGAGGCGGTTTCACATAAAACATTTTGCATCAGCGACCAATCACCACAACCTGACCACCATCCCCTTCGTCTGCCGTGCTGATCTCCTGAGAAACCACGCGTGACCCCACGCGCATTTCACCGTACAGAACCGGCAGAACATTGCCCTGGGCAACCATGTTATCCAGGGAGGAGAAATAGGTGTTCTGTTTTCCGTTATCTGTACTCTGTGTACGGGGCGTTCTGGCTTTCGGTGCCAGCATCTGCGCCACACCACCGAGCACCATACTGGCACCGAGAGAAAACAGGATGCCGGTCATACCACCGGCCCCAATGGCTGCCCCCCATGCTGCAAGGGTGGCCCCGGCGGTAAAGAATGATCCGGCAATGGCGGCAGCCCCCAGAACAATCTGGAATACGCCACCTGACTTGGCCCCGGCGACTCTGGGAACAATATGAATCACAGCGCCATCAGGCAGAGTCTCATGTAACTGCGCCGTTAACCCGGACGTGCTGACGTCCCGCCCGGCAATCCGTACCTGATACCAGCCGTCGCTCAGTTTCTGACGAAACACCGGGAGCTGTGTGGCCAGTGCGCGGATGGCTTCAGCCCCCGTTTTCACACGAAGGTCGATGCGGCGGCCAAATCGTTGCAAATCCCCGTAAAGGCAGATGCGCGCCATGCCCGGTGACGCCAGAGGGAGTGTGTGCGTCGCTGCCATTTGTCGGTATACCTCTCTCGTTTGCTCAGTTGTTCAGGAATATGGTGCAGCAGCTCGCCATCACCACAGTAAATGGCGGCATGATTCGGCACCGATGAACCAAAACAGCACAGCAGCACATCGCCCGGTTGTGCCGCTGACAACGGCACCTGATACAGCCCTGTGGCCTCCAGATTATCCAGATAGAGATTCTGACCGTGACGCCACCAGTCATCCTCGCGATGAAAATCCGGCATCTCAATCCCCGCCAGATGATAAGCATCCCGGAACAGCGTGTAACAGTCCGTCACCCCGTGTTCAAAGCGCCGCCCGGTGAGATGCGGCACACAGCGGAACTTATGAATCGTCCCCCGGCAGACCAGCCACCACGGCAAATCACTCTGCACCTGCAGCCGCCGGTCAGCCTCACTCAGCCAGGGCAGACCACCGGGGTGGCTGTGGACCAGCGCCACAATCTCACCCTGCATTTCTGCCTGCAGCCAGTCTTCCGGCGACATACGGAAATACGCCTCCGGCTCACCGGAGATATTCACGCAGGGAAAATATCTTTCCCCCTCCGGCGTGCTTACCACGAAGCCGCACGACTCCGCTGGCGCACATCGCCGGGCGTGCGCCAGAATCGCTGATTCTGTCTGTGTCATGGGATTTACTGCGAAAGTTTGTTAATGGAAAGGAAGCCGCCAAAGTTGCCGACGTTATTGCGGAACTTACAACCGCTCAGGCATTTGCTGCATTTATCCTTCGTGATATCGGACGTCGGCTGGTCATATTCATCCGCGACCGCCGGACCGTTATAACCGCACTCATCACCGCGATAGGTCCAGGTGCAGGTATTAGCCAGCATGATACGTCCCGGAAAAACGGCACCATCCGTTTCAGTCGGCGTGGACAGTACAAAGGAGGCACTGACCGCGCTCAATTCGCTGCACTGCTCGATGCGCCAGCGGCTAATCACCTCCTGCTCCGGATCGGCGTCGCTGTTTCCGTTGACGAAGTTCACCGCATCCAGAAAACGGGCATAAACCTTACGCCTGACCACCGTTCCGCCGACCAGACTCTGCAGATCTTCCGCCATCCCGGTGACCATGCCATACAGGTTAGAAACCGTCAGCGTGGGGCGCGTACTGGTGCCTTTGCCATTCAGTTCGAAACCACTCCCCTGAATGGGATACGCCTGATACTGTCGCCCCTGCCAGGTGACCGGCTCACCTTTTTCGTTCTGCTCATTACAAAAAATAACGTTCTCCACCGACCTCTGTCAGATCGATTTCCCAGAGCACCACGCTGGCCGACTGCTCCGCACGGGTGCATTCATTCAGTGTTTCCTGCTGTATATCCTGCATCAGTTCACCACCTGCTCAAAATCTGCCGTTACAGTCACCCATAACGCCCCAACGCGTGTCGACCATTTACGACAAACCACCATGACTGGTTTCCAGCCATAAGGCGGCACCCACTGAAACGCCCTGACACCGCCATGCCGCGCCAGAAAATCCTCCAGTGACTGATGTTCTCCTTTACGTATCCGGATAGTCACACTGTAAACAGACAATAAATTATTCAGTCCTGCCGGTCGCCGCTGTTCATAGCCATCCCCCAGCTTTACCGTCAACACCTTCGGTTCCGATGCAACTGTCATATCAGGACGAATTTTCCAGTGAAACGTCTCCATTACCGATACACTCCGCTTAACTGACCGCCATCACGGGACTGCTGTTGCATAAAGTCCGCTGCAGCTTTTTTCCCGAGGTCATAAACCACCTTCAGGGCAGCCGGACCTATCTGCCCGTTCGTACCGTCGTTATTGATCGCGATGTTGTACTGCGGGGCAAACATCACCATGCCTGAACCACCAATATCCGCCACAACACCCAGCTTACCGTCGGCACCACGACGCAGTGGCAGAATGGCTTCAGGCCCCGCTTCTCCCATCACCCCCGCGCCTTTTGCAAAGGCAAAAAACGTCGGGCGGTTAACCACTGAGCCACTGTAACGGCTCAAATCCGCAGACTGATAAACACCGCCATCCGCATTGGGCGTCACACTGGCAGCGGATGCGCTCCCCCAGCCAAACGCCGAACCAATCCCCTTCACCGCCTGCATAATGGCCATCTGCGCCATGATTTTTGCCAGGTCGGAAAGAAGCGAGGCGGTAAAGGATTTGAAATTCAGTTTACCTGTCGTGCAGAACGTCGCCAGTGCATTACCTGCACTGTTAAATGCCGCTGTAAACATCTGCTCAGCAGTTCCTGCCGCATTATCCGCATCTGCCGTAAAATTCTGAAACGCCCGCATGGCACCGTTTTTCCAGTCTGCCTGCATCAGTTCCTGCTCCTGCCAGTAGCGTCTGTTTTCGTTCAGTTGCCGGTTAAGACTGTCTGTCAGCGTCTGCTCAGCATTCCGGTATTCATCTGTGCCATATGTTCCTTTCCGCTTACTGTCACGCTCCAACTGTTCCCGCTGCTGCTGATATTTTTGTTGCAGACTGAACTGTGCCTGGTATCGCTGACGCTGTTTATCCCCCATCCCTGTCGTGGCGATATCCAGGTCATGTTGCTGACGCAGAACCCGCTCCTCTTCCGCCAGCTGGCTGGCAAGCTGAATGGATTTTTTCTTAAGGTCATTCAGCGCCGTCTGCTTCTGCAGCTCCTGCTGTTTTGCATCCAGCAGCGTCAGCGCCTGAATCAGTTCATCCTTATGCGCCAGCACGCTTTTTTCATCTGCCGTCAGCTTTTTACCGGCTAAATCACTGATACGCTGCTGCAGGGCCAGAAGCTGCTTATGCGCTTCCGTCATTTTTTTCGTGGTCAGTCCCGCGGACTGTCTGGCGGCGGCGATCTGCCCCTCCACCTGCGCCTGTTGCTGGCTGTACTGCAGTAATAACCGGGTGGCCTCATCATTACGGGTGGCAGGCGTTTCTTTCTTAATGGCTTTTTTGTGACGTTTATTTTCACGCTGTATCGCTGCGTCCCTGACCGACTGATCTGCGTACTGCATGGCATTAATACGCGCAATTTCACGCTGATGTCGTGCCGCTTCCGTTTCGTTCATCCGGTTCAGCGCGGCATTTTCAGCATTCCGGCGTTTCTGTTGCTCCTGATAATTCCGCTCTGCCTGCTCTTTTGCATCCTGTAAATCTTTCTGGCGCTTTTTCTCCTGAAGTTCATCAAGGCGCTGCTGGTCGTATTCCACTGTGGTGGATGCATTTGTCCAGGGCGATTTTTTCGCACGCTGAATTTTTTCCTGCAGCGCCGCAATCTGCGCATCAAGGGAATCATTACGCCCGATATTCATGGCGGCATCCCAGAACTGCTTCCACCAGTCAGATAAGGTTTGCAGCGTACTGCCCAGCGCATTGAGATTATTATCAATATCAGATGTGCGTTTACCGGTTTCCTCTGCCAGCGCTGACATGGCGATCCGGGCAGCATCACTGGCACGCCCCTGTTCCCCGAGAACACGGATTTGTTCAAGCTGGGTGGCAGTCAGGAAATGCAGTTCATTATCCAGCGTCCTGGCTGCATTTACCGGGTCATCCTTCAGTCGCTTAAACTGACTGATGGTGTCGCTGACAGACTGCCCCACTGAACTTTCCATTTGCGCGGCAGCTTTCGCCACCATGGCGATATCACCTCCACGAAATGCACCGCTGCCAACCGCCTGAGCCAGCGCACTGGCTGCAGCATGTTGCGTGATACCATTCCCGGAAATGGCGCGACTGAGAGTCCACAGCTGTCCGGTAGTGATGCCCGCATAATGCCCTGTCAACGCCAGCTGACGATTAAACACCTCCCCCTCCTTCTGACCGTCATACCAGGCCTTTCCCAGCCCGACAACAGCAGCAGTGAGTCCACCGATAACCCCGCCGACAGCCATGCCTTTCGGGGACATCAGCGCGTCAATCCATCCGGCACGGTTAGCCAGGGTGATCCCGGAGCCACGAAGCGCACCGAAATTACCCCGGGCAATTTCACCTATCAGAACACCTATCTCCTGGCGGGCCGCCGCACTTTTCAGCCCCAGCGAATGCGTGACCTTCCCGGCTTTTTCCATTTTGCTGATATACACCTCAGCCGCACTACTGACACCCAGCTGCGCGGCTTTTGCCCTGAGCAGCTCCGTGGATGAAAGATTTTGAGCGGATACCTGCTCCTTCAGCCGCCGGATAAAGGCCGTCTTCTGGCGGGTGGCGGATTCTTCAGCCTGAGCCAGCACGCGGGTTTTTGCCGTCACTTCGGAGATTAACGCCAGATAATCCTGCTGCGCGATGCCACCATTGTTTCTGGCCTGACGGACCTGCTGCTGAATACGCTGCAGCTCCTGCAGTCCGGCCCCCGCCTGTTTCACACTGTCAATCTGACGATAAAATGCAGCAGCGGCTTTATCCTGAGCAGCAGCCAGTGCCGCCGCCTGCGCCTGCTCCTCACGCATTTTCCGGTTCAGGGCATCAAGTCGCTGACGGGTCTGTTCCACATCCTCTGACAACGAAACATGCGCCTGCGCATTCCCCGCCAGTGCCTGAGTCTGTTTCACCGCGGTAGTCGCCGCCTGCTTCTGACTCGCTTCAAACTGTCTGACCCGCGCTTCTGCGCGCGCCGCTTCGCTGGCGGTACCATTGAGTTGCGCTTTAATACGCGGAAGCTGTTCCTTAAAATCAGCCGTATCAACACTTAAATCAATAACAAGGTCAGCTATCTGGCTCAATTCTTATTCCTCCCGCGATACCTTCCCCCAGAAACATCAGCTCTTCATCTGTCCGGACGGGCGCTTCTGTCTCTGAAGGCAACAGGCTGAACATATCCGCCGCCACGGTTTTTCCGGAAACCATCTGCACAATCAGCGTTTTCAGTGTGGCAAATTGCGCATCCAGCCACACATCACTGAAACTCTGCCGCCGGAAATAATCCCCCCACTCTCCCAGTTCTGTGGCTGACATTTCTGACAGCATTCGCCGCCAGTCGCCCCGCCGGAACTCCCGGGCCAGCCGCATGACAAACTGCATTTCCTGCGTCAGGACTTTTCCGGCGTCAGCACCTCCTTCACGTCATCCCCCTCTGTCGCCACTGTCAGTGCCATACCGCTCAGCGCCAGAATGCTTTCCGCCGCCATCCCCAGCGCATCCCAGGACCATGTCACGCGCACGGAGGAAAAAAGCGCCGCCACATTCTGAGACTGGTCGGCATTCCACAGCGAACGGGAAACCAGCCAGGCGTTGATGTCCATCCCCATTTCCATAAAAGCAATCTGGCGGGCCCCTTCTTCCATTCCTGCAGAAGCCTCATCAAACTGCGCCGCGCGTTCACGGGCATAAGCCAGGTATTCCACACGCTGCAGACCAGACAGTTCATTCAGTACCACCGACTGATTGCCGTAATTAAACGTATCCTGTTTCAGAAACATTTCTCTTCTCCCCGAATAAAAAACCCCGGCGAACCGGGGCTGATGATAAACATGGCCCTGTTATCCCCGGGTACGTCCGGTACTCTTCTCCTCAGCAGGGGCCACGGTCACCTTGACCACCTGCCCCGTACGGCCATCACCGCTCATACCCACAATACTGACCGTCCCTTCCTGGCGGGCAGATACCGTAGCCACAAGGCCGCTCAGGCTTACCGTTGCTGTCTGCGGATCCGTGGAAAACACCGTGAGCGTTTTATCCGAGGCGTTTTCCGGTACAAGCACAAACGTCAGTTTGGACGTTTCACCAGGATGCAGTGTCACCGCCATCGGTGTCACCGTCACACCGGTGACGCTGACCACCTCCTGACACTCTTCCGCCAGGTACGGACGCCCAATCCCGGTGATTTTGATGGTCCGGGTCATCACTTCCGTTGACGTCACCGCTTTGCCCAGCGAACTCAACCAGCCACGAAAAACATCAACTGTGCCGTTGGGGTACAGAATGCGAAACGCACAAACCTCGCCGGAATAAAACAACTCAACCAGTTTTTTCTGTCCGCTGTCGCCCGGACGCCATGCCAGTGTGGCAGACGTATCGCCAGCGGTTTTCTGGCCCTGAGATGTGCTCTTCCAGTCCGCATTCTCATCATCAAGATACGTGTCGTCTTCCGCATCAGCCGTCATTTCGCCCGGCTGCAAATCCTTCACCATTGCCAGTCGCAGCCAGTCCGTGTCTGACAATGCAGACGCAAACGGATCTCCCATCCCGGTATACATCCAGAATGTTGTCCCTGCGCCTTTCGTTTTCTCCAGTGGATTCGGTGTGGACATCACTCCTCCTTACATTATTTATTCAGTTCGTGTAGGCGATCTGATACGTGATTTCCGCCATCGCCCACGTCGCCATCTCATCATCGCGCTGGTAGTTAAACCCCTGCGGTGTCATGGTGTCGATCAGCCCGGAAAGCGCCGGTATATGCCTCAGCGCCGGATAAATGCTATTTTCCATCCACTCATCCAGCTCTGAATCCGGTGCCTGCGCACGGATAAACACAGCGATATGCAGAACGGCCTGCCAGTCGTCCTCATCTGTCATTTTTCCGGTATACCGGGCATCGCTCAGCCAGACCGCCACAGCGGGCAACTCCTGTGCATCAATAAAGGCCGGAAGCCCGTCAAAAAATGTGGCGCACTCGCCACACTCCTCACACAGACGTGCCAGTACCGCCTGACGGATTTTTGTATGTCTGTTCATCGTGTCAGAAATAACCTCAGTTGCTGCTTCAGTGCATAACCCAGTTGTTTCGGCATCTCCGTTTCAGCAATATGCCGACTGGCTTCCGTAAATGCCTGCGTCAGCGGTCCGGACAACGGGATTTTCACCACATCAATGGGGTAACGATTTTTGCCGTCAATACGCCGCATCACATGCCAGCGACCGTTCGCCAGTTGCTGAATAAACGCATCCCGGAAAAGATATTTGCCCACCTTCAGCACACTTCCCCGGTACCGTAGCTTTCCGCCACGCCGCGCCAGCCTGACCTGAGCCGCCCCCAGCTTAATGGCTGGCAGGTTGCCCCGGTTAATCCGGATACGGGCATACATTTTTCCTGACGGGCTGGCCTTCAATACCCGGACGCGCTGACGCACCGTTTTCAGGGGGATCCCTTTGACGTGGTTGTCACCCGCAACGGTATTCTGCGCAACCTGCCGGGTAGCTACCGAGACCGCTTTCTGCGCTACACGGTTTATCGCCCATGCGCTGGCCTGTGGCACCATACGGGTATCAAGGCTGTTCAGATTACGGATGGCGTTTTCAAGACCTTTCATAATATCGCCCAGTACTGATATCACCCCGGGAAGTGTCACACCGTTGCAGGCGGATATAACAGCATCCCCCGTCGTCCGGAGTAATGCGATCCACCCGAAAAAGATCCCCACCAACCTCCAGCGTATCCAGACGGCGCAGTCCCGTAATATCTGCTGTTTTCACAAACAAAGACGGTGAAGAATCTTCAAACCGTACTCCTCCGGCAACGAAAGAAATTTTTTCAGGATCATCAAAAACACCCCTGAGTGTTTTTCCTTCAAGCTGACCGGACGTAATTACCGCCGTAATCCCCATATGACAAAGAATGACCTCGTCAGCCATGGCGACGGCGGCATCAAACGGATTATCGAAATCTGCCACCTTTCCCCCACATTCAACACATTTTCACGAGGCCACTTTCTGCCATGCTGGCTGCCACCACAGCAGATACACGAAACACTTCTCCCGGACGTACAAATTCCACGGGGTTATCCCGTGTGCCGTGGAGTGCATTGACATGTAACATCACCACAGCTTTGACCATGACCATATCCACAGAATTTCGGTTCTCACTCTCCCCACGTTCGGATCGTGTTTCGTTTTTTTGTTGTGGTTCTTCATCATCCTTATACAGGCCGTCTGAACCATCACTTAATTCTTCTTCCCACTCCGCCAGACGTTGTTCAAGATCAGCTTTAGAGCCTGAAATATCGGCATCGCGCCCGAGTGCTACCGCCAGCTCCTGAAGACGCGCTGTTATTTCTTCTTTTGTCATCACATCTCTCCTGTGCGATAAAGAAAAAGGCGGGAATATCCCACCTGACCTTATTTCACCTTAACTACCACAAACGCGTCCGGATCCGGCAACACCATCAACGGCGCAGATTGCGTCATGGTATATTCGCACCCCGGGTCCCCCACCTCTAACCAGTGTTTCGGATAACGAATTGCAGAGGTGATCCCTTCACTCAACGCCTGGTTATCCTGGATTGCGCCATAACAACGGACACCATCCACCTGAGTGTTTCCAAGAATCAGTGTGCCTTCCGGCAGATAGCGCTGCTCATCCCCGCTTTCATCAACATACGTTGTTTTCGCCACCATGATGGCCAGATCACCGTAATAACCTTTAAAAGAAACCACGGAACCCAGATCTTTCAGCGCGGTTTCCAGTTCAGATTTTGAGCCACGGCGGGTATCCAGTTTTTCACGAAACAGCTTAAAACCGTTCAGCATACGCCAGACAGTACCGTCCATAATCGCAATATTGATGGTACCGGAAGCAAAATCGCAGTACGCATCCAGATCATGCGTCGGATCAAAGGTGTCAACATTCTGTTTTGACCATTCGCGTCCATCTGCCTGCGTTATGTTATTGGCGGCAGAACGTCCAAAATCCACTTCCACCGTCTCAAACTGTTCACCGCTCATGGTGTACTTACCCTGCAGAACAGCGCTGACCGCCTGCATTTCTTCCACCTGCACAATCGCCTGCTCTTCCTGTTTCAGGTTGTCAGTCAGAATACGCAGGCGACGGTAGGCCGGGTCATTAAGACGGGCCGGATCTTCCCCCGGAAGACGCTCCACCGCCTGCTGATAATCCAGCCGGTGTTTTGGTTTAACATAGCCGGGGCGTAACACGCGGGTTTCACCACCACGACTGCGCAGTACCTTACCTGACACAACCGGAGACACATATGCCGCAACCGGTGTTTTTCCAGTGATTTTATCCAGCATCACTTCCTGAGTATGGAAAGTGACCGTACGACGAAAAAACAGCTCCAGAAACAGCGCACGGAATTTCACTTTCTGCTCGGTGTAGCCGAGCAACTGACGCGTGGTAAATAACCCCATAATTGACTTTCCTTTAAAAACACAAACGGGCCGCATCACGACCCGTTTTTTCAGTTAATCATTTCACCATCAGGCGTGGCTGATGGCACTTCCCACAAACGCGTTGGCTTTTTTCACCGCATCCACCGAATCCGGCCAGACCAGCGATTCGGTGGCAAACGTACCACTTTTGTAGTACGTCAGTGTGGGCTCGGTCCCGGCCAGCGCCAGTACCAGCACCCCCACAGCCGTTCCGGCTTTCTGACCATCCCATGCCACCAGTTTTCCGCTGGCGTCATCCAGCATCAGTGGCGTCAGTGAAGGCGTGGCAACACTGATACCACTGGTACCTGTTGCGGTATATACCGGATCGCTTCCGGCAAAAATGCGCCCGTCCGCGCGCTTTTCTGTGGTGGTTTTAATCATTTTCTCAGTCTCCTGATTTATCTGAATCACGGATCCACGCTTACGGCATACTCATCAGCAGTTCTTTTTCCCCGTTCCCGGCAGTTCCGCCACCGGAAACGGCACTGGCGGCATGCTGTGCCATGAAGCGCTCAAAAAGTGTTACCTGTGACGGTTGCGATACTGATGGCGCAGCTGCCAGCAGCGTTTTCGCCTGCTCCACTGTCATTCCCGGTTGTTCAGCCAGCGCCTGTGCCAGTTTTTCGCGTCCTTTTGCTTCCGGCAACGCAATAATTTGATCGCCGGAACTTGCCGTGCCGGTTGCCGGTGCCGCTGCCAGTAACGTTTTCGCCTGCTCCACCGTCATTCCCGGCTGTTCAGCCAGCGTCCGTGCCAGTTGTTCACGTCCTTTTGCTTCCGGCAACGCAATAATTTGATCGCCGGAACTTGCCGTGCCGGTTGCCGGTGCCGCTGCCAGTAACGTTTTCGCCTGCTCCACCGTCATTCCCGGCTGTTCAGCCAGCGTCCGTGCCAGTTGTTCACGTCCTTTTGCTTCCGGCAACGCAATAATTTGATCGCCGGAACTTGCCGTGCCGGTTGCCGGTGCCGCTGCCAGTAATGTTTTTGCCTGCTCAACTGACATTCCCTGCTGACCTGCCAGCATCTGCGCCAGTTTTTCGCGTCCTTTCGCCTCCTGACAATTCAGGATCCCCATCACGCGCTGATTTTCCTGGGACACCGCTTCAGCAACGGTGAGATTTTTTGGTGTCATCGTATTCTCCTGTGTAACAGAGTCGTTCAGAGCAGAAACCATTACATCAACGGCATCTGCAGCATTAATCAGTTGATCAGCCAGGCCTGTATCAATGCCTGCCTGACCGTCATAAACGGCAGCCTCGGTATTCATCACCACCTCTGAACTCAGCCCCGTATAAAGTGCCACCTTGTCGACAAACATCCGGCGGGCATCATCAATACGGCGCTGAAAATCCGCACGCACACCTGTCGGCAACGCCTGAATACTGTTGCCGTCAACCTTGTGCTGCCCGGAGTAAATCAGCGTGATATCCACGCCTTCCTGTGCCAGTTGTTTCTCGTAACTGGTGTGCGCCATCATCACACCAATCGAACCAATTTTTGCCGTCTGCGTGACCAGCCGACGCGTACAGGCCGCCGCCAGCAACATGGCGGCTGAACAGGCCATGTCATTACACAGCGCCCACACGGGCTTCTGTTCCCGCAGACGGTAAATCATGTCAGCACAGTCAAACGCCCCGGCAGCCTGACCGCCCGGACTGTCGATATCCAGTAAAATGCCGCGTACATCCGGGTCGTTCACCGCTGACTTAAGACGGGCAGTCAGACCGTCATAACTGGTCATACCGGAATATGGCTGCAGGGTACCCATTTTATGTACCAGCGTGCCGCTCACCGGCAGAATGGCAATACCATTTTTCACCTGGTAACTCTTTACCGGACGCGGACCACCAGTCATATAATCGGTAACCTCCAGCTGCATACCATCGGCATCAAGCTGAACGGCCTGCTGCGGAACGGCAAGGCTGCCCGCCCCCATCTCCTTACCCAGTGCGCAAAAGAAAACCCGCGCATAGGCGGGTTCCAGTAAAAGCGGCTCATTAAATGCCATCGCGGCAATATGTGATAAATTACAGCGCATCGCCTTTTTCTCCCGTTGTCTGTCGGATCTGCTGTTGAAACGCGTCCTTTATCCAGACCGGACGCGGAAGACCGGCAGCCTGTCGCTCCTGAGTTTCCCGTAGCTGCTGGCGGAAAATCTCCTGATAGTCATCCCCCATCAGGGCCAGCTCTTTCTCGTATGTACTCAGGCCGCCTTCAATGCGCATCACCGCTTCCTGCACTTCCTTAAGGCCATCAATCGCCATACGACCGGCACCAATCCACTCGGCACGGCACCACCCGGAACGGGCCTCCCAGAATGAGAAACGGGATTTCGGCGGACGGATCACACCACGAATAAGGGCTTCCTCCATCCAGCAGGCAAACATCTGTGACGCCAGGCGACTGGCCACAAATTTTCGTTTTCCCATAAAATACCGCCACGACTCATTGGCGGATGCCCTGGCACTGGAATAACTGACCTGTGAATAATCACGGGAAAGCTGCTCATACGACACACCCAGTCCGGCAGCAATGTAACGTAACAGCGCCTTTTCCAGTTCAGAAAAACCATTATCCGCATTCTGGGCTGTCTGCAGATTCAGTGAATCTCCCGGGTAAAGATGCGGAATACGGACCCCGCCCAGTTTTACCGTATTGGTGGCGTAATAACGCGCGTAGCCTTTCATGATGGTGTTCAGGGGATTTTTACCTCCATCTCCCACCCCGGCGATATATTCAAACGCTTTTTCCGAATCCAGTGTGGATTCAATCGTGGCGGCATACATGGCGCGAACCACCGCCGACTGCAGTTGCGTGGCCTGCAGTGTGTCGAGCATCTTGAGACGCTCCATTACAGAATAAAACTGGTTGGCCCCGCGGGTCTGCCCGTCTTCCTGTGGCTGAAACACATGGATCATTCCCGGTCGTCCGGAAGGCAGTGTTGCCGTAATTCGTGTCCATTTACTGACACCGTAGCCGGGCCAGTCATCATCCTGAACATGGTAGGCCAGCGCTTTTCCGTGTCGGTTTATTTCCACCCCGGCACGCATAAAACGATCGCTGGTACCATAACCGGGTGTACTGACACGCTTCGGGCTGATGGTTTTGAATTTCGTCCGGAATAATGACGTGGATTCCGCATCCCATACGGGCTGGACAAAAATTTCACCGTTAAACGTATGGACCCCCACCCCTTCACGAATGAATTCGGTAAACGAACGACGCCCTTCCACATCCATCATACCAAACACCGGATCGCAGTATTCCATCCACGCCGCCTCAACATCTTCAATAAAAGCATGTGAATCTGCTTCCGACATCCCCAGCCAGCGCCAGTTGGGACGGTAACTCAGACGAAACATGTGCCCGACAATATGATCCTTATGAATTTCCACTGCATTCGATGCAATACCGTTGTTACGGACCAGATCATCCGCGCGGGCGTTACCCAGATGAATGGAAGGTAAGAGCGCCACGTCGGCACTTTCCGGTGCAGGCAGCCATTCTGCCATTTGCCCACCGAACCCGGAACCACCACCAGAATATCCCATGCTTTGCCGTAAAGGCTGCCCATGAATATCCACCAGTTCCCCGTTCACAGCCCCACTCCTGCCGGGCCACGACGCCGTCCGGATACACCCAGCGCACTTTCCAGCTCTTCAATATACTGACGCAGTTCACCAATTGTCGCCCGCGAATACTGAACCTGACGCCCGTCCTTGCTGACGGAAACCACAGCACGTCCGATCATCAGTTCATGTAACGCCCGGCGGGCATCGCATAGCATTTCATGCGTATAAATCATCACTTATCCTCCACTCAGAGCAGCTGCGATTTCTTCAATAGTCATTTCATCGTCGTCCTGTTCATCTCTTCTGGCGCGGGCCAGTGCATCCAGATCCAGTTGCCACCGCTGAACGGAAATGCGCAGCGCTGCATAGGCATACACCAGACAGTCCAGAGCTTCATTACGCCGTTTTCTGGCATCCCACTGGAGTTTCACCCGCCCGTTCACAACTTTTTCAACCAGCTCTTCTGCCACGAGTTGTTTAGCTTCAACATCAGAAAAAATGTCCGGGTTATCCGGAAAACGGAAGGTATACGGTGCGACTTCACTGGGAGATACCACCGGCAGGGCAAAACGCGCATACAGCATTTCCTTGACGGTATCGGAACCCACCTCACACAAAAACACCCCACGCTGGTTTCGCTTTTTTGGCATGGTGATCACCGGCTTGCCGTACACCGACGCCCCTTTGATGGGGAGCACAAAAAAAGTGCCGTGTTTTCTGGATCGCTGATACACAATGTCCTGGTCAATACCACCGGTATCCCAGCAGACGCGGGAAATGGAAATTTCAGTGCCATCTGCATGACGGTATTTTTTCCGGATCACGGCATCAACGCGTTTAAGGGTGTCCTCATCTTCCGGTCTCCCCATGATGATCTGCTTGTCAATCAGAAAAGCTTCTTCGCCAGGAGCCCAGCCCCAGACATAAATCTCATAACGGTTTTTCTGAGAGTCGATCCCTGCGGTCAGGTAAACCACCCGCAGGGGAACCTGCGCATCATAGTGGCAGACTTTTTCCAGCAACAACTCAAAGCTCAGTTTTTCTGCCACAGCCTCTTCATAAGGCTCCCCCAGCGTGGTGTTAATGAACGTCTTGACGCCATTCGGATCCTTCAGTGCATCAAGCCAGTCATAAACAATCTGTACCCAGGTGGTGAACGGGCTGTATGCCGTCCAGATGTGGTACGAGATTGAGCGCGGTGGCGGGATTTCCTCATCACCGGCGCTGTAAAATGTCAGACCGTCACGCGTCCACATCCCGGTATTGTCACAAATCCACCGCCCGTCGGTCTGGTCAAGTTCCGACTGCCGGATCACACAGCCATTATGTTCACACAGGTAATACACCGTTTCCGGTTTACCCTTCTCCCATTTCAGGCCAAACGGCGTCGCATCATCGCCAAACTTCAGATACTGGGCTTCACCACAATGAGGGCAAGGGACATAAAATCGCATGAAATGCGCAGATTCGTTCGCGGCTTTTTCAATCTGGCAAAAACCTTTAATTTTGGGCGTTGAGCCGCGTATGGATTTAGGCCATACCGAACCTTCGATACGCTTATCGCCAAGCAGGGTTGGTGAACCTTCTTTTTCCACATCCGGTTCAAACGAGGAGAGTTCGTCATAGCAGACCACATCCACAGATTTTTCACGGTAGTTTTTGGCAGCAGCTCCGCCCAGACACCAGAATCCCACACCGGAGGAGAAACGTTTCAGGGTAAGCGTGTTGTCCCGATGTTTTCTGCCAAACCACGGAGCCAGCTCCAGTAATACAGGAACGTCTCTTATCGTTGGTTCGACATGGGATTTCATAAAATCTTCTGCCGCAGAATCTGTCGGCTGAAAAAGCAGGCTGTTACGGGATTTGTGTTCAATAAAATAAGCCTCCACCCCCAACAGCATTTTGGTGTAACCAACACGCGCCGATTTAATCAGATTAACGGTGCGGATCCGGTCATTCCCCATGCTGTTCATGATGGCAACCTGAAACGGCAGTGTTTCCCATTGCCCGGGAGTATATGAAGACTCTTTTGGCAGATAATAATACTGATCAGCCCACTGAACTGTCGTCAGTGGTACCGGAATATTGAGAGATACAAGCCCTGTTGCTATCGCACCGGCTGCATTAGCTGCCTTCTGTGCGTCTGAAATCATCAATCCACCCGCCTACGCTCTCACCAGCTTTAGCTGCAACGTTGGAGGCTTTTGCGATTTCAGTTTTCACCACATCAAGGTGTGACGGTGAAATATCCGGATATTTACGCTGTAATGTCAGCGGCACACGTACAAGTATCCCCGAAATCTCCTGTGCCACACGTTGCAGAATGAAGGTAAACAATTCCGTTTCCAGTACCAGCCCTTCTTCGCGGGCATTTTTCAGTTCCTGTGCATCAGCCTGTGCTTTTGTGAGTCGGTAGCGCTCATAGTCAATGGTGCCGGGTTGTAAATATGATTCCGCAGCCGCACGCAAATCCTCGGTCTCTTTGCGGAGTTTTTCGTTTTCAATATCGGCTTCGCGCTGCGCATACCACTGAATTGCCATGGCGGTATCAAATACAGATTCAACCCCCTTACTACCACCAGAGACACAAGAGAGCCCCTGAGACTGCCAGCGTTCAATCGTTCGTGGATCCACGTTGAAAATTTCCGCGAGCTTCTTTTTGTTAACCTTCATAAAACATTTCCATATCAAATGCAGGGTCCGACATGGAAGTGCTCAAAAACGTCTTTTTCGGGCACTTTCATGTCGTACCTTTTACGGATGTGATTTATGAAAAAACAATGAGTTATACACGAGAAGTACCGACACGCTTTTTCCCGAAAAATTTTCATAAATAGCGAAAATCCGCGCCGCTGCCGCCCCGTGGCAGGCCACCCCACCGGAAGGACCCGCACAAATGAGAGCGTTTGTCATTAACATTTACAGATAAGATGACGTACATCATTGAAACGCCATTCAGCCATATACCGGCAGCATTCGTAGTTGCACTCCGTAACTCTGCGACTAAGGTTAAAAACATGGCCCTCTTTTGCCACCGGCAAATCTTCAATGGATTTCCCCTGCCGGTTTTTTATTTTCGTCGATGCATAACATTGCATTTACATCAATAGCGGCTATTGTCATTAGTATGTTACATCAATGCATGGGTGGTATTGGCGGTCTTCGCCGGCCGCTTCTGTGTAGCTGCTCCCTGTGACCGGTTTTTTATTTCTCACATTACAGCAACCCCTTAGAGTGAAGGGCTGCTGTAATGCCTGTTACTCACGAATCAGGCGAGCACTCTTACTATTCATTTCAATACGCTAATACTGCGGTTTACCATCAATGATGTCTGTCATTACGAACACCTCACCCGGCTGCAGTTCAACTGCACCTTCCGGTAATTTCATACCGGCAAATACCGGACAGCCCGGATGGCGATCATCTTCTGTTGCTCCCAGCATTGACTCACCAAACCACGCCGTTGTGGCGCGACCATCAGCAGCCTTGTAGTGGATCAAGTACTGGTTTTCGCCATCCGCATACTGCGCGCGAGCTTTAACCTCACCCCATTCATCACTGATGCGCATCTCCACCAGTTGAGACAACTCAAACTTAAACGGGACAGTAGCGGCACCAATTACAATCGGTTTGTTTTCTGTTGTTTCCATCATCGTCTCCTGATATCGAAGCCCGTCGCCGCACCGGGCACTGATCAACATTTGAGTATTCGCGGCGAAAGAAAGAATTTATTTTATTGAGTAGCCACAAACACAGAATTTCATGCTTTCCGGACGCTGACGCATCCTTCATTTTTCAGCAAAATATTCTGCTCTTACAGGCGATCAGTTCTGCATACAATGCCGGACACCGTCGACAATTTTGCAGACCTGAGAAGCTGTATCGAAAAGCTGGCGCGCCTTATCCAGGCTGACGCATCCCACCAATAAAAAAGGCACCAGTATCGCTACCAGTGCCCATTTCGCCGCCGTTCGCGGCATTCTGTGTGTCCAGTGTTTTCGCTTCATCTCACTATCCACCAATCAATCCGGATAAGCTCAATACTCGCCAGGTGGTGGAAATGAAAATGGCAACCAACATTGCTGAAAATGAAAGGCCAACAACCACACAGAGAATTCGCGCCAGTTTTATAATGCTATCTGACATATTTACCCCTGCCCCACTTACGATTTCACAGCAATGATCAATTTTGCCATCCCATACAGCATCGGAGACACAGCGATACCGACAGCCACCCACTTAATGGCAAAAGCCACCGCTCTGCTGATGTCATCAGTTACGGGCGCTTTCAATTCAAGGCCGTTTTTCATAGTCAACCTCAACAGAATTAGTTTATACTTCCTCATGTTCTCCTTTGCCTTACCCAAGGCCAGAAACAGAAAACCCCGGACTGTTACCGCAGCCGGGGTTTTTGCTATCTAATGCTATGCCCCTTACTTTTGCTCATCGTAGCCCCAGAAAAGAGCCTGCATGAGTTGAGGGTGTTCAGCACTTCAGTGTCAGTTTTTAAACTGCTACGCGCTCTTTCATCCAGCCGTAAACAAACGACTCGTTAGCCTCCCGTTTCTCTGCCAGCTCCAGATAGCGGTCACCCTGCGTACAGTTCAGTGCGGTCAGCATTACCAGCTCTCCATCCCTGCCACGATTTTTCAGATATACCCGTAATGCATTAAGAGTACGCGGCCCGATACGTCCGTCTGCATCCATATCCGGATACAGTTTCCCGCGCAGGTTGAAAACGTTCAGCCAGCGTTGAAGCATTTTTGACGCCACGGCTGGCCCCATGTTGACGCCCGTATCACACAACTCTGCGGCAATATCAGGGGATAACGCTGCCACCTGGTCAAAACGTGGTCCATACCAGTAGTCCGCCTCGAGTATTTCCAGCGCCTGCCCGCGCGTCAGGTCACGCATATCGCCGCGATATCCGTGAGCGCGGGCGACTTTTTCTGTAATACCCCATTTTGTCGGTCCGCCTTTATCATCCGGGTGATTGACGTAACCGCCCTCTTTTCCCAGAACTTCGTCAAAAATTTCATCTTTCGACTTCATATCAGCGCCTTCGTAATACAAAGATTTTTGAAACGTTCCCGCGTGCGCGAATCACCAGCACGCAGAACAGCAGATTAAGCCCCACCGCCAGCCAGTTCACCGCTAACGGGCGACCACACAGATAGCTGAGGGGCACAAAGGCATACAGCAGCATCAGCAGCCAGGCCAGCCATGACATCAGCGGTTTGTGTCTGGAGTCACGACGACGATAAAAAAAGAGCGTCAGCACGATAACCGTGCATAACGCCACATTCAGCAATCCGGGAAGGTTACTTAACATTGCCGCCTCCTCCGCCCCGCAGGCGGGAGAACACACCGGACACCAGTGATGCAATATCCTGCTGGTGGATGAACGAGAGAATCTTCACCGACACCACTGACACCAGTACTGCACACAGTGCGTCGACAGGCGCTCCGTCAAACCCTGTGTGCTTTACCAGCCAGGATGCCAGAACCCCTGCCCCCAGCACGCCGATAATGAACGACACCAGAAAATGCGCCGCCACACGCCAGGCTGAAAGCGCCTGCGGAATTGTTGCCACAAATAACGCCCCGGCGAACGCACCAAACACAATCCCGAAATCCGTTCCGGTAAACAGCCCGAATACCGTCGCCCCACCGAGCGCCGCAGCCGTACCGGAACCGGATAAGGGTTCAGACATACTTTTTTCTCCTGTAAATAAAAAAGGGCCACCAGCGGCCCGTAAAAAACAATACCCCGTCAAAGGCACCCGCAGATGCCTTTTGTGTGGTGTTATTCAGATTTACGCAGTAAAGGCCGGAGCACGACCAGCGCCATCACCACCAGCACACCATCTGCCAGCACCGACATCAGCCGTCCGGTGAAATCCACTGCCACTACCAGAAACAGCAGGATGGCAGCCAGCACAAGGCGCGCACTTTTCACAGGTACTGCTCCAGCGGTAGCTGAAGCGCCTGCGCAATTTTCTTGAGCTGTGCTTCTTCATCCGGACCAATGCCATCCTGGTCAGCGATATCCAGACACAGGCACAGCACATTAACTGCATCATCAGTACCGGCGACATCAGCCAGCTGACGAAGGGCTTCGGCATTGGCTGAACGCGGGGATGCTTCATAACGGGCGCGGATATTGGCGCTCATCTGGGCAATCTCACCGGAGAACGGCGCAAAGGCAGGAAGTGCTGCAATGGTTTTCTCCAGTACTGCGATTTCTTTCGCATCACAGGTGCCGTCAGCGTATGCAATGGAATACGCGCCCCAGACGGTCGCCTCCACTGCGTCGCGGTTCTCCATCTTCTTCACTTCGGTAATGGCCTTGCGGGTTTTCTTTTTGAAAATACCAAACATCGTGACTTTTCCTTTTAGTGGGTGAGCCTGCGCCCGGTGGTGACCAGCCCACAGAGAAAGTCACACTGACCATCCCGTAAGCTCACCCCTGAAAGGCTCTGTGGTTTTTTGATATTCGCCGGGCGTGGCGCGGATATGAAAAAGGCCCGCCGAAGCGAGCCTGGAAAAATAAGCGTGGCGCGTTGTACTGGATTCGAACCAGTGACCGATTGCTTAGAAGGCAATTGCTCTGTCCGGCTGAGCTAACAACGCATAATGCAGATAATAGATTGCCATCGGGGACCCGAGCCCCACACAGCCAGTTTCGAAAGCTGGCACTCTCTGTCGATGAGCTAATGGCGGTATGTGATGGTGGCCCTTGCTGGATTTGAACCAGCGACCTGGCGATTATGAGTCGCTCGCTCTCACCACTGAGCTAAAGGGCCGGGAGCAGAATAATAATGGTGCGTAATTAATTCTGCAATCTCATCCGTTTCAAACGATTAAATCCTGAACTTCCCTGACTGTCTGTTCAAAACGTCCGGTCTCCAGCTCAACACCAATCGCACAACGCCCCAGTGCCATCGCCGCTTTTACCGTTGAACCTGAACCCATAAAAAAATCCGCAACCAAATCACCAGGGTGACTGCTGGCCTCAATTATCTGCCGCAACATATCTGCCGGTTTTTCACAGGGATGTTTGCCCGGATAAAACTGCACGGATTTATGCGTCCAGACATCCGTATACGGAACGGCAGCCGATACGGAAAAATAACGCCGCAAAGATTTATACTCTTCCAGCAGGCTGGCATATTGCCGGTTCAGTTCACTGTATGTGCTGACCAGCTGGTGGTGTGGCTTTTCCAGTTCCCCTCGCTGATGCTTTTCTGCCGCAACACGCGCAAACAACGCCTGCAATTTGTTGTAATCACCCTCGTTCGGTAATTGCCACTGACTGGTACCAAACCAGTGCGAAGCCATGTTTTTCTTTCCGGTGGCTTCCGCTATCTGTTTTGACGTTATTCCCAGTGATTCACGCGCATCACGAAAGTAAGAAATCAGCGGGGCCATGACGTGCTGTTTTAGCTCACGCCCCTTTGCCTCATAGCCGTCATTTTTGGGCTGGTATGGCCCCTGATAATGTTCTGCAAACAGAATGCGCTCTGTTGCCGGGAAATACGCCCGCAGGCTTTCCTTGTTGCACCCGTTCCAGCGCCCTGACGGCTTCGCCCAGATAATGTGGTTCAGCACATTAAAGCGCTGACGCATCATGATTTCGGTGTCAGATGCCAGGCGATGACCACAGAACAGGTAAAGACTTCCTGCGGGCTTCAGTACCCGCCAGAACTGCGCCAGACACTGATTCAGCCATTTCAGGTAATCATCGTCGCCCTTCCACTGGTTATCCCAGCCCTCGGGCTTCACTTTAAAGTATGGCGGGTCTGTGACTATCAGATCGACAGAATTTTCCGGTAAGGTCTGGATAAATTCCAGACAATCAGCGTTGATTAACTCACAACTGGATATTTTTACAGTATTAGCCATAGATCAATAAGCACTTCTCTGATAGGCTCATACCGCTTTTGCGCAAAGCAGATGGGCCTGAGGTTTGCTTGTGACCACAACGCATGAGCAGATGGCTGGCAGGTGCCGCTAACACCCACCAGCCGCCCATTACCACAAATTAAAAAACCTTCACCGCGGAAGGCGTCTGTAACAACCGAACTGATAATCTGCCAGACCCGCCATAACAAGCTGGGTCAGTATTAACTGGCAGCGTTCGCGTGAAAGGTAAGTATTCTGCGCAATCTCCCCGACGGTCGCCGGTTCGGTGACGCTTAATTCATTAAACACCACTCTGGCAGTTTCGGTCATATCCTGCTGTTTTAGCATGTCTTTTTCCCTTTTCTGGTTAACGTGACATACCAATAACTCTTGTCGAAAAAGCCAGCAAGCTGAAAGACCGGTATTCGCAACCACCAGCACGTTTAACGTACTGCGCCGTTTTTCGGACACAAAAAACCGCCTGGCGGCGGGTTTAAGCTGTGTGGCGAAGTAACCACTCTTAACAGCATATTTGATTTTTTACGATTGTAAACATCTGTTCGGCGATGTCTTTTTACGATAAAATTTAGTCGAACTTTTCTTGTACGATAATTCACAAGCAGGCCCATATGAAAAAAATAGCATTGACATTATTAAGTACATTGATCATTACAGGGTGTACGGCTCAATCTTCCGCAGAAAACAGAAATAGTGATCATTATGCGTATTTAAAGAAATGCGAAAATATCACCTTGGACAACACGCCCCAGCAAGTTAACAAAAATAATTTTTTAAAGCTTCTATATAAGGGAGAAATGATAATCAACACTACACAATTTATTACTTCCAGCAAGCAAGATATGTTAGTGAGAGTTGGCTGGGATCCCGATATATCAAAAGCAATCGCTGACTGCGACATCGAGCAAATGATGATCGTTTTAAATGCAGCAAAAGAACCATTTGAAAAACTCAAGGCAAACACAAAATCACCTACAGAGCGAGAAGCATTAATCAAAACGTATAGCGCATGGGAAAACTACGTAAGTTCTCCATCCAGAGAAAACAAAAATAATTTTAACGAAAAAGCGAGTTATTATAAAAACATTTAATTCATACCCTCTCCGCATGGAGAGGGTATGTGAGTTAAGTTTTATCAGTCCATGTCCAGCTTGATATCAAGCATCATCAACATGCCGTCAACTATCCCTTCAGCCTTTTGCAACAAACGGCCAACCCAGCAATCCGAACGACCATGCTTTCGTGCTAGCGCCATAAACGTCATGCCCGCCACGTAATAATCTACCAGCAAATCGTGTAATTCTTTGTTGTTCTTATTCAACCGGGCCATACAGCCACAAATGATCATTGCGTCATCGTCGGAACATTGCGGACGCGATTTAACTTTCGACGGTATTAATCCTTTAAAGCCAGCAGCAATCGATGGCCATGTGACATCCTCATGATTATTTGCCACCCACGCTCCCCAACGCTCAAGAACCATCTGAATATCACGTGCCATCGTTACCACCTGTAATTTCGTAAATCTTCACGCCCAGCCGACCACCAGGTACAAGCTGACTGCGCACAATATTAATTTCATCAAACTGCTCGTCGTCGATAAGCAGTCCCGCATGTGTCAGTGCATCCAGTGGCGCTTTCAGGATATTGTCCAGGTCACGACGGCGCTTATCCGGTGGCTCCACAATAATCCTGATCGCCAGCCTTCCGGACAGATTTAATTTCAGTCGCTGCTGGCGAACAATGAGCGCCACATCACGGCGATAACGCTCACCGGCTTTTGATACAAAATATGTACTGCCACGACGTCGCCAGTAGGTGTTCACCGTTGGCGGGTAAGGCAAAACAAACTCTATACGCATCAGTAACCTCTTTTACCCGAGCACGCCGGTTGCAAAGGCGTGATCAAGAAAACGAAAAATTAAATCAATCTGGGAACCATGCTTTTCTTCAAATGCCAGCGGATCAGCATGAAGTTCATTGTGATGCTCCCGGCACAGCGGTAGCGTGAAAATATCGTGGGCTTTTGTCCCCATCCCTCCCTGACCGTGACCAATCAGGTGATGGGGATCGTCGGCTGGCTTACCACAACATGCACACGGCTGTGTCTTAACCCAGCGCGTGTACTTTTCGTTAACCCAGCGGCGACGTTTAGGTCGCTTCATGAAAGATTCAGGAGACTCCGGATCAACGGCAATGCTGACCACCGTCTTTTCCTGTGGTGGGTTCTGTTGCTGGTGGGCGTGAGGCGGTAGCACAATATTTTTTGTGCGCTGCTTCAGTATGCTGGTGGCTGTCTGCTCTCCCGGTATGATGTCGCTTTCACGGTACACAGAGCGGATTTTTTCCGCACGTAACCCCAGAGAACGACGTAATACTGCCTCCGGAAGCGCGTCCGCCACCTGATTGCGGACCGCCCACCAGGATAATTCAGCCAGCGATAATTCCCGCTCCTGCGTGCCATTCACTGCATGGCGTATGACGTCAATCATCCATGCTGACAGGTTTTGATGAGCAAGTTGCCCGAGTGATTCGGATGTCTGGTCACGCAGCTGGTTGTCGCAGTGCCAGCACAGCACCATCGCGCCGGTACCGTAACGATGTATGACGGTTTCACTGTGATGGTAGTCACCATGAGGCCACTGGCAGGATTTAACATGACGCAGGAGCCAGTCAGACAGTGCACCAGCGCCGCCGGCAGCACGAATCACCCGCTCATCGCTGAAAAATGGCAGCAGAGATTTGTCTTCCGCCAGCGGCTGGCGAACGGCAGGAACGACCCCGGACGGCAGACCGCGCATGCTTTTTGGCTCCGGTTCAACCAGCACTCTGCCGTTATGGAATACCTGCATGGATTCACGACCTGGCTTAACGATAACCACCCCAAGTTCCGGCACCAGAACAGGTCGAAGTAATACCCGCACGTTACCTCCAGATGCGTTGCTGGAATGTGCGGGACGGACGCGGTGGGCGTTCGGAATAAGGGAGTCTGACGTAGATTATCCAGTGACGATAATCGAGGCTGAGGGCTTTCCTAAACTCATACCCACGTCTGCGGTAGTTATGAATCAGCCATTCGGCCTGTTCTTCAGTGCAGGGGTCGTGCTGATACCAGTCATATTTGAATGCGTGCGAACACCGCCCGTGCCTGCTGGCACGAACGGTATCAGAATTGTGTAATTTGGTCTTGTGCGCCATCTGTTTTCTCTGCTGGCGCAGCAGGTGCCAGTTGTTCAGGCTGGCATGTGGATTGTAAACCAGGATGCTCAGAAAAAACAAAACCCGCCGAAGCGGGTTAAGTGCGGGTGCATTGAGGATGCCTGACACATCAGAGGTGGCGAGGGATTTCTCCCCCGCCAGGTCTCTTACTCCTCAGGTTCGTAAGCTGTGAAGACAGCGACCTCCGTCTGGCCGGTTCGGATTCGTACCTCGCAGAGGTCTTTCCTCGTTACCAGTGCCGTCACTATGACGGTTAAACAGATGACGATCAGGGCGATTAACATCGCCTTTCGCTGCTTCATAGCCCGCTTCTCCTTGACCTTTCGGTCCGTAAGAGGCTAATCTCTATGTGTCGCATAGATATGGCCTCAGATTAATGTTAAGCGTCTTGCAGGACGCGTAATGTTAACTGGGGCTTTTCTCTATCTGCCTTTTGGTGTTCATGCCTGAGACAGATAGCCTCAAGCACCCGCAGCAATTCTACTTAACTCCTGCTACCTCGCCAATATGAAATCAATCAGAAAGGTGATCCATAAAATCACTCCTTCTCTTCTTTACCGTAGTGGAGTTGACCAATTTTGATAAGAGGGCGTCCCTGAGATTTGCGGTGTAGATTGGTATCGCGCAGAGAATACACACAGCCACAATATTCCTGCTGATAGAATTTTTCGCGCTTGCTGATTTCAATCATACGGGACGAGCCGCCCTGCTTGCGCCAGTTATAATCCCAGTACACCATTCCCGGATAATGCGCGACGGCTCGCCGCCCACAGTCGTTAACCTGCTGCATATTTTTCCAGCGTGAAATGCCCAGCGAACTGCTGATCACACTGAAACCATTTTCAGCAGCGTACAACGCTGTCCGCTCAAAACGCATGTCAAAACACATGGTACAACGGATCCCCCTCTCGGGCTCCCATTCCATTCCTTTGGCACGTTCAAACCAGTTGTCTGTGTCGTAATCAGCATCGATAAACTGCACGCCGTGTTGTTCAGCAAAGCGAATATTCTCATCCTTACGAATTAAATACTCTTTCTGAGGATGAATGTTCGGGTTGTAGAAAAAGATGGTGTAGTCGATTCCCGAGGCCTGAAGCGCCTCCATCACTTCACCGGAACATGGAGCACAGCAAGAGTGCAGTAGTAGTTTGTTTGCCCCGTTTGGGAGCTCCAATTTAGGCCGTTTGAAATCAGCAACTGTCATAAACGTATTTATTGTGGTCATGAAAATATCAAATAGTCTAGCATTAGAACGGGACTATCGGAAACAAATGTGTGACTGCTTCCCGCCCTTTCGGGCGGCCTACTGATGTTCTGAGGGTGCAGAAATCCCTCAGGTTAAGGATTAAAATTATTTACAGTGCTAAATTTAATTATTCAGTTCTGTTTTTTTCGCCCTGCGTATCCGCGCTTTCGCGTTACGCTCAATCTGAATTAACTTTTCTATATTTTTCCGTCTTTCCCGTTCCTCCTGACGCAATTGTTTTACACCATCTGCCAGTCTGGTTTCTCTTTTCGCCACAGAGAGCATCCAGTCAAATGGCTCCACAACTGCACCGCAGATTTTACAGCGGACCTGACGCTCTTTTTCGTCAACCCGGACAGAAGCGTGATGGCAGCATGGTCTTTCCGATGGCTCATAAAGAAAATTAACCTGATTACGTGGGTCATCCTCTTTTACCGGAAATAAAACAATATTACTTAACTCATCTTCTGGTTTTATTTCCATGCTCCTCTCCTTTGATGCGAATGCCAGCGGTAATTGAAGACTGATAGCTAATTTCACTCACAGTACCTCCTCCTCAAAATTCCCCTGATAAAACGCCAGCACTCGCTGCATAACCTCACTCTTCCGGCACTCGCGACAGATTATGTTCTGTCGTCTGTTGTAACGACGTATTTCTCCGTCTGGTAATGAATAAACCAAGTCCGGGTCGCTCTTTTTTTTCACTGCTGCTTTCGACATCTTTTTGCGGGCCTTTATCCAGTCCTTACGAGCCTGTTCAGACGGGAATAACCCGTAGCCAGAGTTGTATACATCACCACTGGCAACCAGCTCTCTGGCGAGAACGCTCATCAGGTATCTTGTCGCCCCTGTTTTAGCTTCCAGTTGCCGTAACGTCTCGCGCCCACTCTGGCGCACGAGTTCAATAACCTGCCCTTTAATTTTTTCCCGCTCTTCTGGTGTAAATACTTTTGCCACAGGTGCCTCCGGCAATCACTTTTCCGATGCAACATGGCGGGAAGAATCAGTAATCTGTCGTACAATATCCCGGTGCTTGTTCAGCTCCCGCAGCGCGGCGCAGACTCGCTCCCACTTCTGGACATGATTTTTCGCCCGACGCAGTTCGCGGTTTGCCATATGCAGCGATGGTAAAACCAGGTCATCCGCTCGCGTTTCAGTAAACGATGGCAGCGACTGCACAATGTCCGCCACAGTCTCTGTTTTAATATCTTCCTGTGTTGCAGCTTCCTGTACTGGTAACGCAACGCATGCAGGCTGAGGAAAGGCTTTACCATCAGTTTCCGCTACCGATGCTGCTTTCGGCTCTGCTGGTAAATTATCGCCCGGCATACAGTAACGAAATTTACCGTCCTGATTAGCACGAATCAGACGGCCTTTGCTGATTGCCATTGCCAGCGTTGAAGCCACTTTGCGTGATGTGGTACCAAACAATGTAGCCAGCTCATCAGCCGTTTGTGGTCCGCGTTGTTCAATCGTCGCGGTTAAATCGCACTCTGAGATTTTCGCTACTGTCGCCGTGGAGGTTTCTTCCGGCTGTTCTTCTGGCGCTGGCTGTTCCTGCTGAACGTTGTTATCAGCCACACGCCAGGTGTACGCGCTTTTATCAACGAAACCAGCCTTTTTCAGTTCCCATAGTTCGTTCAGCACTTCTTCACGACTGATATCAAGTCGCTCAGCCAGTTCTACCGACGTAGCTTTTCCCATCGCTTTCAGTGCGTCAAAAACGGTCTCCATTAAAATTTCCTCCCGGTAAAAATTACTTCTCAACTCAAACAAACCCAGCCGCTTTCCGGCGTTCATATTCCTGTTTCAGTAACTCAATTGGCGTTGGTCCCGACGGGCGTTTGGGTGCCGCCAGTTGTCGCCGGACTGGCGGAACGCTCAGGCCGTTACTAACATGCTTTGCCCATTTCGTCAGCTGCCGTTCTGCAAGCCGTTTTAATTCCCCTTCGGTCATCTGGCGCTCAATCCCCTTTGAACGCATCTCGAGGCAAATGTGATACAGCACAGGCTGAGTCCATGGGTATTTATCGCTTCCGTCGTATCGCCAGGACTCATTGCGCCAGCGACGGTACTCCTCCATCACAGCATCCACCGTCAGACCAAATGGATTTGCCCCACTCTCCGAAATCAGTGCCACAAACTCAGCCAGGTCCGGAGGCCATGTTTCACCCGCCCGGCAGCGGTCCATGCACTGGCGGCAGACCTGTCGGATTTGCTGCTCAGTCATCGCGCCAATCTGTGCAATCCAGAGCTTCGAAGGTGCGGCCCCGTTCTTCTGGGTCCAGCGGTTCGAATAAACCTCCCCCATGAGTTCCCACAGCTTCCAGGCCGTTTCCGTCGCTGATAAATCCGTTTTCACGTTCCCACTGCTCACGTGCTGCCCGAATTTCCTGAACTGCCCGTGATGCGGTGCCACCTGGTGCTGCTGCATGGTTTACCCCCTTGCTGACTGGTTTAGCCTGCGCCCTGACGTGATTTACGTGACGGGCGAATTTCTGCTCCCACTGAACCTGCGTGAACACTTTGCCCTCCGCTGCCCAGTAGTCCCGGAAGGCGGAAAGTTCAGCTGGTGTAAATTCCGGCTCAGGAAGAGCCACGCCCCACAGCGCAGCCCGTCGTCGAAAATCCGGCGACGGATGCCAGCCATCGGTCATCGGAAATTTCCCGATGGGTTCGCTCAGGCCTTCCAGGTAATCAGGTTCCGCTGTTTGCAACGGCACGCCATTTGCCTCACTGGCAGGAGCACTCTCTCGCACGCGCGCGTTATGTGTGGGGTTTAATTCTTTATCTGTATCTTTATCTGTCGTGACTCGTCGTGACATGTCGTGACAGATGCGTGACTCGTCGCGCGCCCCCTCATTCTGTTTTCGTAATTTTTCCCTCTCGCGCTGCGCTCTCTTGCGCTCTGCCGGGGATTTCGCGGTTTGTGAAACGTTGCCATTGTCCTCTTTCAGTACCTGGCGTTTTTCCCATCCACTGATCAAATCTCCATCAAGTACCCGCCCCTGCATTGCCTGTAAAATTGAATCAATTACTTCTTCCGTCACATCAAGCGCACTTGCTAAATCTTCCGCCGTGACATCAATGTGACCACGTAGTGACACACCGTGACATGTCGTGACATTTCGTGACGCACTCACCAGAAGGTGGATATACACAGCCATCACTGTTGCGATTGGCTGTCCTGACAACCTGGAAATTGTTCGCCACTTAGGATCGTTTGGCATGTCATGCCATAATCTGAGCCAGGCGTTAGCCATACTCACCTCTTTTGATACCGAATCTTTTTACTCACAAATTGCCGGAAGTGATCCGGTATGAATATTGCGAGTCAATGCACAGCCACAATATTTCCTGCAGGGCCACCACGATTCATCTGGTTGAAACCAGCGATCGCCACTGCGACAAAATCATCAGCGTCTCTCACCAGCCGTTCCCGCGTCTCCACCAGCTCCCGAAACCAGGCTGAACTGTGGCTGCGCATTCGGGCCACCAGCAGAGGCGGCATTGCTTTTTCGATAGCTGGTAACAACGCCTGAATTTTTTTAACCGCATCAGGGGTGTCTTTCTCCACCCAGCGGAAAATTTTCTGAGTATTGCGAGCCAGGGCTTCCGGATGGCTGTCGTTATACAGTTCCGGGAACGTCATTCCCAGCTCGAAATACGCTTTGGTAATTTTCGCAGCCGGAACTTTTTCACCGTCCGGATGCGCCCAGGCATTCATCGCCATGCGGATGTGTTCATGCTTGATTTTCATGAATCAACTCCATCAGATAAGCATGCACTACAATCACCTTCAGCATGAACTACATGTGTTTGCCCCAAACGAATGCCGCTCGCATACTCAGGCCAAATAAGCTCCCAATCATGGGGTCGTAGCTCCGCCCTACTTACTTGGCCTTCCGTCGCAGATTCGATCATAAGGGCGCGTGTTGGAGATATAGCTGCTCGTCCAGACGCCATTTGCGATAAGTAAGATGGCGATACACCAAGTCTGGCTGCGAATTTCTTAGCATCACCAACCCTCAATGATTTAATAAACTCTTTTAATGTCATACCTTCCTCGGTTTAGTGTTTTTTTTGAGAGTTTAGTGTTTAATAAACCATTAAGTCAAGTATTTGCTTGTTTAGTGATTACTAAAGATAATTACCACATGCAAAAAAAAGAAATTCGCCGTTTACGTCTCAAGGAGTGGTTTAAAGATAAAACTCTGCCACCCAAAGAGAAGAGCTACCTATCTCAACTAATGAGTGGGAGAGCCTCGTTTGGAGAAAAGGCTGCCAGAAGAATAGAGCAAACATACGGGATGCCGGAAGGGTATCTGGATGCGGAATACGCAGAACAACCGGAGGTTTCTCCACCACATGCAGGGTTAACGTCTAATCAACTGGAATTATTGCAGATTTTTTCAGCCTTCCCTGAGGATGAGCAACGCCAGATAATCAGCGAGTTAAAGCAGAAAAAAGAATCAATGGAAGATCTCATAGCGAGATGGATTGCGGCGCAAAAATGCCGCCGCGCCTGAGTTATAAAACCGGAGGAAACATGAATAGAGCCCTTTCACCAATGGTTTCTGAATTTGAAACCATTGAACAAGAAAACAGTTACAACGAATGGCTGCGTGCAAAAGTAGCAACGAGCCTTGCAGATCCACGCCCAGCAATTCCCCATGACGAAGTTGAGCGCAGAATGGCAGAACGCTTTGCTAAAATGCGCAAGGAACGGAGCAAGCAGTAAAATGTTACCCGTGTTATGGCTTGAAAGCGCAGATACCGACCTAGATGATATAACTAGTTATATTGCTCGTTTCGACATAGATGCGGCTGAACGCTTATGGCAGCGATTAAGGGGTTGTGTGCTGCCGTTATCCGAACATCCGTATTTATACCCACCAAGCGACAGAGTACCTGGCTTGCGTGAGATTGTAGCCCACCCTAACTATATAATTCTATACCGCGTAACAACATCAAGCGTTGAAGTAGTAAACGTGATCCACGCAAGACGCCAGTTTCCCTAACTTTCACTACCAATAGAAACATAACAACCGCAACGACTTTATCAAAAGCGTTGTGTTTGTTACGCCCTGCGGTTTAGTTTTTACTTGACTTAAGTTTAATGTTTATTAAACTAAAAATATCAACCCACCCCGCCCCACATAATGCAGGGCAATACTTCGAGTTACCAGGCAGTGGTCAGGGGTTAAGTAGCCAGCCCGAGGCGTAAGAACATGACGGCAGGGTTCAACTTTAATAACTATGCAGCAGGTTTTTGTTCCGCTACCCCGGCGTTAAGGGGAAATGAGGTCAGCATGGATACTATCGATCTTGGCAACAGCGAATCTCTGGTATGTGGCGTGTTCCCCAACCAGGACGGTACGTTCACCGCGATGACGTATACCAAAAGCAAAACGTTTAAAACCGAAAATGGTGCCCGTCGCTGGCTGGAAAGAAACTCAGGTGAGTGATATGGATTTCGACACAATCATGGAAAAGGCTTACGAAGAATACTTCGAAGGTCTTGCCGAAGGCGAAGAAGCTCTCAGCTTCAACGAATTTAAACAGGCGCTTTCCAGTTCCGCAAAATCTAACGGCTGATAAGCGAAACAGCACCGCGAGGAATCAGTATGCAGAAACGAGAACCCGTCATCATCGCACAAGACTATACCGATGATGAACTTTATGAGTGGATGCGCCAGAAAATTAATGCAGCGCAGGATCTGAAATGGGCCAATGAAGCCAGGGCTAAGCAGGCTGAAAATCTGTCCGCTCTGGAGCAGGATATCACCAGGCTGGAAAAAGCAGCGGCATTAAGCATTGCCAGAATGATTACATACCCACGTTAATAGCTAACCAACGAGGCTAATAATGGAATTTAAAGATTTACCAATGCAATTCCAGGAAATGGCAGCGAATATAGTTCGTTCCCAACTGGCGACTCTTGACCTGAGTACCGTAGAAAAAGAAACCATCTATACTATATCCGGTAACGTGCGTCGTGCCTTTATCGGTCTGTACGAAGAGAAGCAGCTCTCTGATAACCAGGATTTACATAAAAAATACTTCCTGGATCTAATGGACATCATTGATAAGGGGTTTGGCTTGTTAATGAAAAAGAAAGGGATTCGAATAGACCCCCTTGAAAATTACTTTGCAACAAAAAGCGTTAACTCCTGTGATTTAAAGCATCCCGCCACAGACGGGAGTGTTACAGTTAGCCATGAGATTTCGATTAATCATTAAAATCAATAGCTATTTCAATAAGTGATGCCATCTCGTTGCATTTTGTTGAATTCATCTTACGTAATGAGTCACAAATATCTGATGGTTGTGATGCTGCTGGCAACTTAGCAACAAGTAGCATAATTGCTGTTTTTATAGCAGTGAGTTCATCCGCAAGTCCGGCAGGAGAAACATCGTGGTTAAACTGGATATTTACATTTTTACTAGTCATTTCACCATCCTGAGGGTTGGTACTTAAGGAGTTCTCCACGGGTGAGGTGGAGTGCGTGCGCCGGACACGGGTGAGCATCCGGTACTGACAGTTTACTGAAAGGATATTTCTCTGAAAAGTCAGAGCATAACGCGAAAGCGCACGGCGAGGTTGCTGGTTCATAGATAGCCTGTCGTTAAATTTTCGTCGACCGTGCGCTTCCGGTTGTGGCAATCCGCGAAATGGCGCGGCGGTAAGTATGGCGGGGTTATTCCTTCCCCGTTGAGGACACCGGGTTGTCAGGTTGACCATACGCTTAAGTGACAACCCCGCTGCAACGCCCTCTGTTATCAATTTTCTGGTGGCGTTTAGCGGTATCAGTTTTACTCCGTGACTGCTCTGCCGCCCTTTTTAAAGTGAATTTTGTGATGCGGTGAATGCGGCTAAGCGCACGCGGAACAGTTAAAACCAAAAACAGTGTTATGGGTGGGTTCTCTGTATCCGGCGTTAATTGTTAACTGGTTAACGTCACCTGGAGGCACCAGGCACCGCATCACAAAATTCATTGTTGAGGACGCGATAATGGAAACGTTATTACCAAACGTTAATACGTCTGAAGGTTGTTTTGAAATTGGTGTCACTATCAGTAACTCAGTATTTACTGAAGATGCCATTAACAAGAGAAAACAAGAAGGGGAGCTATTAAATAAAATATGCATTGTTTCAATGCTGGCTCGTTTACGTCTGATGCCAAAAGGATGTGCACAATGAATTCAGCATTTGCGCTTGTTCTGACAGTTTATCTTGTTTCCGGAGAGCCAGTTGATATTGCAGTCAGTGTTCACAGGACAATGCAGGAATGTATGACTGCAGCAACCGAACAGAAAATTCCCGGTAACTGTTACCCGGTCGATAAAGTTATTCACCAGGATAATAACGAAATCCCGGCAGGTCTTTAAAACAGTTCCGTAATAAACATCCGCTTTCATTCTTATATGCCAGCAATGGCAGGGATTTGTTCACCCTTAAATCTGTAATGAGGTAAAACAAAATGAGTAAAGTCTTTATTTGCGCCGCCATTCCGGACGAACAGGCAATAAAGGAAGAAGGTGCAGTCGCTGTAGCCACTGCCATTGAAGCCGGTGATGAACGTCGCGCCCGCGCAAAATTTCACTGGCAATTCCTGGAGCATTATCCGGCTGCTCAGGACTGCGCTTATAAATTTCTTGTTTGCGAGGATAAACCCGGTATACCCCGCCCTGCCCTCGATTCCTGGGATGCTGAATATATGCAGGAAAACCGCTGGGATGAGGAGTCTGCTTCCTTTGTCCCGGTTGAGACTGAATCAGATCCGATGAACGTCACTTTTGACAAGCTGGCCCCTGAAGTACAGAACGCTGTCATGGTTAAGTTCGACACATGTGAAAACATCACCGTTGATATGGTGATTAGCGCGCAGGAATTGTTGCAGGAAGACATGGCAACATTCGACGGACATATCGTTGAAGCGTTGATGAAAATGCCAGAAGTTAACGCCATGTATCCAGAACTTAAGTTGCATGCCATCGGGTGGGTTAAGCATAAATGTAAGCCTGGAGCTAAATGGCCCGAAATTCAGGCAGAGATGCGCATCTGGAAAAAACGTCGCGAAGGTGAACGCAAGGAAACCGGAAAATACACGTCTGCTGTTGATCTCGCCCGCGCCAGAGTCAACCGACAGCACACTGAAAACTCAGCAGAAAATATCTCCCCTGTCACTGCAGTCATTCATCGCGAATACAAGCAGACATGGAAAACACTGGATGACGAACTGGCCTACGCTCTCTGGCCTGGTGATGTGGATGCCGGAAACATTGACGGCAGCATCCATCGCTGGGCAAAAAATGAAGTTATCGACAACGACCGCGAAGACTGGAAGCGTATCTCGGCATCGATGCGCAAACAGCCTGATGCCCTTCGCTACGACCGCCAGACTATTTTTGGCCTTGTCCGTGGACGTCCGATCGACATTCACAAAGATCCTGTGGCACTGAACAAATACATTACTGAATACCTGACTACAAAGGGCGTGTTTGAAGATGAAGGAACAAATCAGAGCGCAACTGATACTCTCTCGTCGCCAGTACCAGAAACTGATGCAGTGGAAACGGCAATTCCGGACAACGAAAAAACCGAATGCAAAGTGGAAGTCGAACCATCTGTAGAGCGTGAGGGGCCGTTCTACTTCCTCTTCACCGACAAGGATGGCGAAAAATACGGTCGCGCAAACAAACTTTCTGGTCTGGATAAGGCGCTGGCTGCCGGGGCTACTGAAATCACGAAAGAAGAATATTTCGCCCGCAAAAACAGTACATACTCAGGTTCACAACAAAATACTGGTGCATCTGACACGACCGCACAGCCAGAACCGGTAAAAGTTACCGCTGACGAAGTAAACAAAATTATGCAGGCAGCCAATATCAGCCAGCCTGACGCCGATGAACTGCTTGCAGTATCACGTGGTGAATTTGTTGAAGGGATTAGCGACCCGAATGATCCGAAATGGGTTAAGGGGATCCAGACCCGCGATTCTGCGAACCAGAACCAGCAAGAAACGGAACAGAACGACCAGAAAGCGGAACAAAACAGCCAAAATACGCAACAAAACGAGCCAGAAACGAAACAACCTGAACCAGTAGTGCAACAGGAACCGGAAAAGATCTGCACCGCCTGCGGTCAGAGCGGTGGCGGCAACTGCCCTGATTGTGGTGCGGTGATGGGTGACGCAACATACCAGGAAATATTCGATGGAGAGAATCAGCCTGAAGTTCAGGAAAATGATCCGGAGGAAATGGAAGGCACTGCGCATCAGCACAAGGAGAACACTGGCGGCAATCAGCATCATGCCAGCGATAGTGAAACTGGCGAGGCGTCAGATCCCTTAATTAAGGCGAACGGTCATCATAATCTCACATCCACCAGCAGAGCGGGGATTCATCTGATGATCGACCTTGAAACCATGGGAAAAAATCCCGATGCCCCGATTATCTCAATAGGTGCAATATTTTTCGATCCGCAAACCGGAGATATGGGACCGGAATTTAGTAAGACTATCGATCTGGAAACTGCTGGCGGAGTCATTGATCGGGACACCATTAAATGGTGGCTTAAACAATCACGCGAAGCGCAATCTGCCATTATGACCGATGAAATCCCGTTAGATGATGCACTGTTACAATTGCGGGAATTTATCGACGAAAACTCCGGTGAATTTTTTGTTCAGGTCTGGGGAAATGGAGCCAACTTCGACAACACTATTTTGCGCCGTTCATACGAGCGGCAGGGGATCCCCTGCCCGTGGCGTTACTACAACGATCGCGATGTACGCACAATCGTTGAGCTGGGGAAAGCCATAGACTTCGATGCCAGAACTGCTATCCCATTCGAAGGTGAGCGCCATAATGCACTTGATGACGCTCGTTACCAGGCAAAATACGTTTCAGCTATCTGGCAAAAACTGATCCCGAGTCAGGCTGATTTTTAATGTTCAACCGTCGCCAGTTGTCGTTGGTATTCTGCAACTGGCGCGTTCCGGAGTGATAGCCATGAGCGAACAGTACCTGATAACGCTCGACGAGTGGAAACCAAAACGGTTCAGTCTCCCAATAACAAACACTACCCTGGTGAAATACGGAAAACTAGGATACATCGTTCCAAGACCACAAAAAATTCGTGGGCGTTGGCTGATAGATCGCCGGGCAGTATTTGTTGGACCTGGTGAAACGGGAATTGCGCCGGAAATTCATACTGGCGATGATGATGCACTGAAGGAGATTTTAACTCATGTCACCGAGGCCACGAAAAAACAGCACTGACGTAACCGGTCTTTACGAAAAGTTTGATCGCAGAACTGGCAGGGTTTACTACCAGTATAAAAACCCTGTGACTGGAAAATTTCACGGTCTCGGAACAGACAAAGGCAAAGCAGAAAAAATCGCTTCCACAGCCAATCAGCGAATAGCTGCAGCAGAAGCTGAATATTTCATGCGCAAAATTGATGAAAGTCCGTCAGCAACAAAACGTCGGGGCATCAGATTAAAGGCATGGGTTGATCGATATCTGAAAATACAGGACGCGCGACTGAAAAATGGAGATATTGCAGCTACAACTCACAAAGAAAAAACTCGAATGGCTGCATACCTGGTTTCCCGTCTGGGAAACCACCCATTGAAAGAACTGGAAGTAAGAGACTTTGCATTAATACTGGATGAGTGGCTGGATAAAGACATGGTCAGCACAGCGAGAGTAAATCGTGGATTATGGGTTGATATTTATAAAGAAGCACAGCATGCAGGGGAAGTTCCTCCTGGATGGAATCCTCCGGAGGCTACCCGTAAACCGATCCCTAAAGTAACCAGAGCCAGGCTCACCATGGAAGACTGGCAAAAAATTTACAATGCAACGCCTGAAAAACACTTTATCCGTAACGCAATGCTTCTTGCGATTGTTACTGGTCAGCGCCGTGATGACATTTGCCACATGCGTTTTTCAGATGTGTGGAACGAACACTTGCATATCACCCAGGGAAAAACCGGAATGCGTCTGGCGTTACCGCTTACACTACGCTGTGATGCCATTGGGATAACGTTAAAAGAAGTTATTGATGGGTGCCGAGACAGAATATTAAGTCCATATCTAATCCATAGTCGGCACCAGAAACAACCGAAGCCGATGAGTAAAGACAACCTGAGCGACTACTTTGCCAAAGCACGGGATCTGGCTGGGATAATTCCACCAGCAGGAAAAACTCCGCCAACATTTCATGAACAACGCTCTCTATCAGAACGGCTGTACCGTGCACAGGGTATCGATACAAAAACATTACTAGGGCATAAAGTCCAGGCAACCACCGATCGCTATAACGATACTCGAGGTCAGGAATGGGTTAAGTTGGTTATTTGA